TCACAGATCCTCGCTGCGCCAGACCTTCAGCACGCGCCCGAAAATCTGCAGGTCCATGTCTTCGGTGATGTCCCAGGCATCGTATTTGGTGTTCTCGGATTTCGCGCGGATCAGCAGGCCGCGGGCGCTGGGAATGCGTTGCAGGCGCTTGATGAAGCCTTCGTTGCCGACGCGAAAGAAGAACACGCCATCCACGTCGGCCTTGACCACGCCCAGGTCCACCAGCAGGGGATCGCCGGGGTTGTACATGGGCCGCATGCTGTCGCCAAAACCCGTCACCACGCACAGGTTGGCGGCGGCGGTGTAGTGCCGCAGGTTCTTGTGCAGCCATTCCTGGCTGACGCGCAGGCTCTGGATCACGCCAGGCTGGTCGCGCAGTTCCACCCCCGCGCCCATGGCGCCGCCCGTGTCGAAGCGCGGAATGCGCAGGTCGCCAGCCGCGCCGTCGTCCGCGCGCGACGCCCCGCCGGTATGGGCCAGCACGACGTCCGGCGGATATTGCGCGGTTTCGTCCAGCAGTTGTTCCAGCGTCAGCCCCAGCCCCGCCGCCAGGCGCGAGGCGTACTTGGAGCGTTCGCTGTCGCGCCCTTCAAGGGCGGCGATGGTGCCCACGCCCACGCCGGTGCGCGCTTCGAGTTGTTCGAGGGTGAGGCCGAGCGCGGCGCGATAGTGCCTGATTTGTTTTCCGAGAGCCATGATGGGACGCTAAACAGTTGTGGAAAATTGTGCAACAACAAGTGTTGAAATGGCGATTATACATTTGTAGAATTCTATCCATGGATCACCTAAAGCGTGTGTTGTTATCAGACGGAAGCGTGGGTAGCGTATCGCTACCTGATCGCTTCTCCCGGCAACCCATCCGGACGGCGGCATCGCCCGTCCAACGTCGCGGTGCCGCCACGGCACCCATCCGGCCCCTCGTGTTGACGACGGGCGCCACCATCGAACCCAACGCCAAGGAGCGGCAAATGAATCAGGCAGGAAACATGGCGCTGCGGGCGCCGCAAGACTGGATCGCCGCGGCATCGCAGGCGGGCGCGGCCATCGCGCGCTCGCTTTCCGCGCGGCCGGCAGTGGCGGCTGCCAGCCGCCAGGAGGGCGCGCGCGGCCAGCACCAGAAGGGGCAGAACATGACGCGAGAGGAATCGGATCAGGTCGAAGCGCTGATCATGGAGTGGTATCACTGGAGCCGCGGCTATCGGCCGCACCTGGGCGTGGGCAGGGTGTCGGCATTCGCGCGCGGCATGACGTCCGATGAAGCCTATGACGACGAGGACGTCGACGCGCGCTTGGCCGCCACGCGCGGCGAGCAGACCGAATTGTGTATTGACGAGCTGCCGTGGCAGCAGCGCTCGGCGATCGGCGTGCATGCCGGCAACAAGGCGGCCGGCGCGCGTGTCTTCAGCAACCCGCGGCTGACACCCGAACAGCAGCACGCCGCCTACCAGGAGGCCAAGGCCGCATTGCTGCCCGCGCTGCGCCGCCGCGCGCTGGTGACGGCGCCGCAAGTGCGACACGCGGACCGCGCCAAACCTTGCGGCGCGCGCGGCGCTTCCGCATAATTGATTCGTCGGGGCAAGTTGCGCCCGAACCAGGCAGACCCGCTGAACGCCCAAAGGCGCCAGCGGGTTTTTTTATGAGAGCCGTCGGAACGGGCATCGCGCAACACGCATGCCGCGTGGTTCGCCATGCCGTTCCCGACAGACCGATCCAGCCCCGCGGCATTCGCCGCGGGGCTTTTTCGTGGCCGCCCCGGTTTGCCGGGCGTCCGCAATTGCCCGCCATTGGCGGGCTTTTTTTTGGAGTCTGCAATGGCAGGTACTACCGTTTCGCAATTCGTTCAAACCCAGGGCACGCAACTGGAAGTGTCGACCACGGCCACCGAGGACCTGGGCGCGGCCGGCCTGGCTTATGCCGATCTGGCCATCACCATCAAGGATCCGAACTTCCAGGGCGGCCAGACCACCGAGATCGACGTCACCGTGCTCAAGTCGACCGCCAAGGAATACGCCCTGGGCCTGGACGACAGCGGCACCTTCAGCATGGCCGGCAACTGGAAGGCCGGCGATCCGGCGCAGAAAGCCCTGGTGGCCGCTCGCAGCGACAAGAAGACCCGCGCCTTCCGCGTGACCTTCGCCGACGGCGCCAAGTTCGAATTCCTGGGCCTGGTGACGCAATACCAGTGGCAAGGCCAGCTGGACAACGTCGTGTCCGCCACGTTCAACGTGCGCGTGACCGGCGCCGTCAAGATGACCGACGCCCCCGCCAACGGGGGCTGAGCGCCATGACGGACACGTCGATCAATTCCTCGGTTCGCGCGGCGGGCGTGCGCGGCCTGGCGGCCGACCCGCTGGCCGGTTTCGCGCATGAAACCGTCAGCGTGCCGCAATGGCAGGACGCGCGCGTCATCGTGCGGGCTCCCAGCGCCGGCGATCACCTGTTTCACATCCGCGCCATCTGGGCGGCCGCAGGCGTGGTGCCGGGCGAGGACAACGAGATCGTCCGCGCCAAGCTGGACGCGCCGGGGGTGGACTACACCCGCGCCTCGGCCAGCCTGCTGGTGCGTACGCTGTTCGAGCAGACCGAACACGGCCCGCGGCGCGTTTTCAGCGATGACGACGTCGACATGGTGGCGGCGGCCTACGGGCCGGCGCACGCCACGCTGGTGGCCAAGGCAATCGAGCTGGGCAACCTCGGGGAGGGTGCGCAGGAGCGCGCAAAAAAGCCCTCCAGGAAACGCCAGACCTCCGTTTCCTGATGGTCCTGGCCCTTCGGCTGGGACGCACGCTGGGCGAGTTGATGGACAGCATCGACACCCAGGAATTGTCCTTGTGGCGCGAGCTGGACCGCACCTCTCCCCTGGGAGACGAGCGGGCCGACCTGCTTGCCGCCAGCCTCGCCGCCACGGTGGCGCAGGCCGCCGGCGCCAAGGTGCGCGCCACGGACATGCTGGTGCGCTGGGGCGCGCAGGACGAGGAGCCTCCCGCCGAGGCGGGGGCGGATGCGTTGAAAGCGTTCCTGCTGTCGAAGGCTGGGAAGGGGTCTTGACGACGTGTCCGGCCCGCGCAAGCGGGCCGGAGGCGGATCTATGAGAGGTAAAGGACCATGACAACCATACAGACCGTGGCGCAGATCGCCGCGGAGACTGCGGCGTTGAAGCAGCAGACCACCGAACTCAACCGGAATTGCACGGCGCTGAAGGCGCGCGGCAGCGAACTCGCGAAGACCGCGACGGCGGGCGCCAAGGACACCGCCGTCACCAAGTTGGGAACGGCTGAAAAGGCCAAGGCGACGCAAGCGCTGGATCGGAACGCCCGCGCTATCCGGTCGGAGGCCGTCGAGCAGACGCTGGCGGACATGCGCAAGACCGGCGCGCTGCTGGGCGTGGACTCGGAAGTTGGACGAATGCGGGTGGAAACCGAGATCGGCAGGTTTTCGGGCGAGAGCGATGACGACAAGGTCAGCCTGCTGGCTGGCGCGTCGCGGTTGGACAAGTTGCGCGCGCAGATGAAGATGAGCGCGTATATCCAGAGCCTCGCGAATCCCGACGCGGCCGCCAACGAAGAAAAGCGTCAAAAGCAGGAGGCGCTGGATCAGGCATTGAGCGACGGCACGCTGAGCCAGGACAAGTACGACACGGCAAGACGCGGTCTCGGCCTGGTGAAGCGGGACGGCGATTTCATGCTGGACGTGAACGACAAGCTGCTCGAATCGGCGCGCAACGGCGCAAGCAAGATCCAGGATATCCTGGGCACGAAGATGTACGACTTCGTCGCGGACAAGTTCGACAAGTTGGGCCTCTCGTTCCTGAACAACGTGGCAAAGATGGTGACCTCGGCGGCGTCCGCCAAATTGATGGAAACCCTGCTGGGCAATAGCTTCATGGAGGGCAAGGGCGGCGTGGGGGGATGGATCGGGAAAGCCGGATCGTTCCTCTCAGACCTCTTCAGCGGCGGCGGGGGGATTTCCGTTGGCAGCAGCTTCGTCTCCGGCGGAACGGCGCTGTCATTCTTCCCCAGCGCCAAGGGCAACGCCTTCACCAACGGCATGGTCACGAGTCCCGTCGCCTTCCCCATGGGCGTCATGGGCGAAGCCGGACCCGAGGCCATCATGCCGCTGCATCGCGGCGCCGACGGTTCGCTTGGCATTCGCGCGGCCTTCCCGAGCGTTGGCGGCGATACCAACCCCGTCGCGGGCGGCGTGGCCGTCAACGTCTACGTGCAGGACGGCAACGTCAGTGCCTCCAGCGAATCCGGGGAGGGCGGCTGGCAGCAGTTCGGCCAGCAGATCGGCGAATACGTCACGCAACTGGTCGATCGCCGCATGTCGCAATCGTATCGCCAGGGCGGCCTGGCGTGGCAAGCCAATAACAACCGTCTGGCGGGGGCATGAGCATGGCAATCGAAGTCTTCAACTGGTCACCTCGGCCCAATCCCGTCGGCACGCTCAAGGACCGGACCCTGCGCGTGCAGTTCGGCGACGGCTACGAGCAGGAAGCGGCCGATGGCATTCATGCGGCGACCCAATCCTGGCCGCTGGAGTTTGTCGGCAGGGAGGCGTATGTCCGGCCCATTCTCGAATTCGTAAAGCGCCATGCGGGCTACCGCGCTTTCTTCTGGACACCGCCGATGGGGGACCAGGGGTACTACAAGGCGCGCGAAGTGCGCTTGCGCGCCATGGAGGGCGACATGTTCGCCTTGTCGTTCACGATGGATCAGGTGTTCAAACCATGACGGCAATAAAGCAGATCAACACTGGCGCGGCGCCCAATGACCAAACCGGCGATCAACTGCGATCCGCATTCGATAAGGTCAACGCGAACATCGCTGAACTGGACCGGCGTACTGTCGCCAACGCAACGGCGGCCGCGATCGCCGAATTGAAAGCCGCGGACGCTGGCAAGGCCGCTGATGTGGCGGACGCCAAGGCCCTGCATGCCCAGGCCAGCGCAGATTCCGCGGGTGCCGCGGCATCGCAAGCGCAGCGGTCCGCGCAGGCTGCCGCCGAGGCGGCAGAACGGGCGCAGGGCACGGCGGACAGCGCTTCTGAAGCAGCCGGACGAGCGCAAGGCACGGCGGACGCCGCGCTTCCTCGCAACGAAAAAGGCAAGCCGGAAGGGGTGGCGCCCCTCGGCGCCGATGGTGTCGTGCCGGACCCGTACCGTCCCAAGCGCAAGTGCGTGGTCGTTCAAGGCAACGTCGATTTGAACGAGTACAAGCGGCCAGTGGAAGTGTTCCTGTCCTCGTCCGCGGGCGTGTCGAATCTTCCCGCCGGATTGAATGCCCCCGCCTTTCTGCTGGTCGAAGCAGCGGGCGAAGCGGCGGTTCAGACGCTCAGTTCGCGTGAATCTTCACCCCGGCTTTACTTTCGTACCCTTCAGTCGCAGAACGCCTGGACTCCTTGGCGCGAGGCGGGAACGGTGCAGGACATCACGGGAACCGGTGCGGATTTCGATTCGATGAAGTCCTCTGGCGTTTTCCTGTGGCGCACCGTCCAAACGCTGGAAAATGGCGCCAACTACCCCAAGTTACAGGCCTTGCGCCAATGTGGCGAGGTGAGTGTCCTCGATCTGTCCGGCGTGGTGATGCAACGTCTGCGCTACGGCGCTCTGCAAGCAGACGCGAGCGGACCGGAGTTCTCCAGGCAGTTCGTCCCCGCGCGCGACGGAACCACTGCGGGGGGATGGACGCGATGGCGATACGTCGGAGCCATTTCGGATGCCGCCGATCTTGCGGTCGAGGATTGTGGCGACGTCTGGTTCGAGGGTTCCGGATGGCGTCGCTGGTCGCAGGCGCAAGGCGGCTATGTACGGTTCTCTCCGCCGATCGGTCATATATGGCAGGACCGCAGCACGCAGGACTATGCAAATGGGCCGTTGATCCGTTCATTGATCGACGAGAACTGCCATTTCACCGTGGCCGGCAACAATGGCAAGGGCGCGATCTTCCGGGCCACGCCGTACGCCGATCCCAATTCCCCCACCATGATCATGGCCTGCGGCACCGGGGTGGCCACGTTGGGGACGACGAAAAACGGGTGGGGAGGTCCCATGCCCGTCAGATTCATCACCGATGATATCGAACGTGGCCGCATCATTGGGTCGCGCTGGGTCTTCGGCCCGGATCTGCTGGCGCCGCCGCCGTATACCCACGTCGCGACGATCAATTACCTGGGCGCCGGTTATGAGTACGGCCTGATATTCAAGCCCCGTAATGCAGGTTCTACGTTGGCGGTGGGCTTCATGAACAGCGCCAACACCCTGGTGGGGTCGATTCAGGTCACCGACTCGATCACGCAATACAACACGGCGTCCGACTATCGACTCAAACATGATGTCGCGGAGACGCCGATCGCCGAGAGCTATCGCCGCGTCATGGGCGTGCGGGTCGTCGATTACAGCATGGCCGATGCCGGCATCCGGCACCGCGGCGCGATCGCCCACGAATTGCAGGCGCTCATTCCTCACGCGGTGACCGGAACCAAGGACGAAATGATCAAGATGCCGGGCATGGATGAATCCGTTCCCGCCTACCAGCAGGTGGATTACTCCAAGATTGTTCCGGACCTGATCGCCGCTCTTCAACATGCCGACATGCGGATCAATGCGCTCGAAGAACGTGTGAAGGCGCTCACGAAACTGGAGGCATAGGAATGCCGATAACCGCAGATATACAGAAACTTGAGCCCGGCGCACTGGTCGAGTTGTTCGAACTGGATGCCAGCGAGATCGGCGGTGCCGTACAGCGCTTCCACGGCTACATGCAGGTCGGCGCCATCCACTGGCAGGGCAAGCAATACGATCCATGGTCGATCCAGGCCGAAGGCTTCGAGCAGGTGGGCGAAGGCCAGCAGCCTTCGCCCACGTTACGGGTGGGCAACATCGGCCAGGACGAAAAAGGCGATCCTTTGCCCGGCGTCATCTCCGCCCTCTGCATCCACCTGGATGACCTGGTGGGCGCGCGCGTGGTCGTGCGCCGCACGCTGGGCAAATACCTGGATGCGGCCAACTTTGCCGAGGGCAACCCCAACGCCGATCCCCAGGAAGAACTGCCGCCCGAAGTCTGGATCGTGCAGCAGAAGACCGTGGAGACCGCGCAGGTGGTGGAGTTCTCGCTCTCCAGCGCCCTGGACTTCAACGGCCAGAAGCTGCCCGACCGCCCGATCATCGCCGGCGTGTGCTCGTGGCTGCGCAAGGGCGGCTATCGCGGCCCCTACTGCGGCTACACCGGCAGCCGCATGTTCGACCTGGATGGCAAGCCGGTCACCGACCCCACGCTGGACCGCTGCTCGGGGTTGATGTCCGACTGCAAGAAGCGCTTCGGCGAGTACGAAGTCATCAACTTCGGCGGCTTCCCGTCCGCCGACCTGGTAAGGGGATAGGCATGCTCAAGCGCACGATGCAAGCCATCCGCGACCATGGCGTGGCGACGTATCCGCAGGAATGCTGCGGCCTGGTGCTCAAGGCCGGCCGCCGCGAATGGTATGTGCCGTGCCGCAATACGGCCGCCAGCGAAGAGCACTTCGTCATGTCCGCGCAGGACTACGCGGCGGCCGAGGAAAGCGGGCGGATCGTGGCGGTGGTGCATTCGCATCCGGACGCGCCCGCCTTGCCCAGCGAGGCCGATCGGGTGGCCTGCGAGGCGTCGGGCCTGCCCTGGTACATCGTGGCGGTGGAGAAGGACCTGGATGGCAAGGTCAAGGCCGGCGAGATCCGCGGCTTCACGCCCGAAGGCTTCCAGGCGCCACTGCTGGGCCGCCAGTTCGCGCATGGCGTGCTCGATTGTTATTCACTGGTGCGCGACTGGTATGCGCGCGAACGCGGGATCCGGCTGCCGGATTTCGCCCGCGAAGACGGCTGGTGGCAGCCCGGCCATGCGGGCGACCTGTACATGGATCACTACGCCGAGGCGGGATTCCGGCCCCTGGCGCCGCACGAGACCATGGCGCCGGGCGACGTTGTGGTGATGCAGGTGCGGTCGGATCGCGCCAATCACGCCGGCGTCTTCATCGGCCCGCAGCCGCTGCGCGAGGCGCCGGACCTGTTCCCGTTGCCCGACGCGATGTTGCATCACCTGTATGGACGTGACTCCGAACGGGTCGTGTACGGCGGTTTCTGGCGCGAAGCCACCCGCCTGGTGCTGCGTTATGGAGAAAGGACATGAATGACAAGGTACGCCTGGTCCGCCTGTATGGGTGGCTGGGCAAGCGTTTTGGCCGCGAACACCGCCTGGCCGTGGCCAGTCCGGCCGAGGCGGTGCGGGCGTTGTGTGCCCTGTTGCCGGGCTTCGAGCCGGCCTTGCTGGCCAGTGAACGACACGGGGTGCGCTTCGCCTGCTTTGCCGGTCGCCGCAATCTGTCGGAAGACGAGTTGCGGCATCCGGTGGGCGCCGACGTCATCCGCATCGCGCCGATGCTGGCGGGCGCCAAGAACGGCGGGCTGTTCCAGACCATGCTGGGCGCGGTGCTGATCGCCGCCGCGGCGATCTACAGCGGTGGCGTGGCGGCCGCGTTCCAGGCAGGGGGGATGGTGCAGGCCACGGCCACCATGGGATTGTCCATGATGCTGAGCGGCGTGGCCCAGATGCTGTCGCCCCAGCAACGGCTGCTCAGCGCCAAGGACCGCCCCGACAACGGCGCGTCCTATAACTTCAACGGACCCGTTAACACCACTGCGCAGGGAAATCCCGTGCCTTTGCTGTACGGGGAAATGTTCGTCGGCAGCGCCACGATCTCCGCAGGCATCTATTCGGAAGACCACGTATGAAACAACGACATCGCAACAGGAACAAGGCGCCCTCGGGCGCCTTTGCTTTGGGGGGCGGGCGCCGCGCCGGGAGTCCGGCGCTGGTTGGCCACAAGGGCAAGGGCGGCGGCGGGGGCCGCACGCCCGTGGAATCTCCCGACAGCCTGCACAGCACCGCCTATGCGCGCGTCATCGACCTGCTGGGCGAAGGCGAGATCTACGGCCCGGTGCACGGCATGGACAACGCGCTGCGCGACGTCTACCTGAACGGCACGCCCGTGGCCAACGAGGACGGCTCGTTGAACTTCAGCGGCGCGTCGATCGACTTTCGCACCGGCACGCAGTTGCAGGATCCGCTGCCCGGTTTTCCCGCCTCGGAAAGCACCATCGGCATCAATGCCGAGCTCAAGTCGAGCCAGCCGTGGACACGCCTGTTCACCAATCTGCAGGCCTCGGCGGTGCGCGTGACGCTGGCCGTGGAAGGCCTGAGCCGCGCCGACACCAAGAATGGCGACATCAACGGCTACCGCGTCGAGTACGTGATCGAGCTGAACACCGATGGCGCCGGCTACCAGGTGGTGTTGTCGACCGCCTTCGACGGCAAGACCACGCAGCGCTACACCCGCTCGCATCGCATCGACCTGCCGCGCGCGCGCCAGGGCTGGACCCTGCGCGTGCGCCGAATCACGCCCAATGCCAACAGCAATACCATCTCCGATCGCACCGTGGTGGACACGGTCACCGAGATCATCGATGCCAAGCTGCGCTATCCGATGTCCGCGCTGGTGGGCATCAAGATCGACGCTTCGCAGTTCCAGAGCATCCCCACCCGGGCGTATCACGTGCGCGGCCGCATCATCCGCGTGCCGTTCAACTATCACCCCGATCTGCGCAGCTACGACGGCGTGTGGGACGGCACCTTCAAGCTGGCCTGGACCAACAACCCCGCCTGGATCTTCTACGACCTGGTCAGCAACGACCGCTATGGCCTGGGAACCCGCGTGCCGGCGGGCTGGCTGGACAAGTGGGGCCTGTACCAGATCGGTCGCTATTGCGACGAGATGGTCGACGATGGCTTCGGCGGCAAGGAACCGCGCTTCACCTGCAACGTCTATCTGCAGCAGGCGGCCGATGCCTATCGCGTGGTGCAGGACTTCGCTTCCATCTTCCGCGGCATGGCCTATTGGGCCAATGCCGCCGTGTTCGCGTCCGCCGACATGCCGGGCGATCCGGTCTACACCTTCTCGTCGGCCAACGTGGTCGATGGCAGGTTCAGCTACGCCGGCTCGGCGTTGACCACGCGCTACACCGTGGCGTTGGTCTCCTGGAGTGATATGTCCGAAATGGGCCGCCAGAAGGTCGAGTACGTCGAGAACCGTGAAGGCATCGCGCGCTACGGCATCCAGCAGGTCGAAGTGACCGGCTTTGGCTGCACCTCGCGGGGCCAGGCGCACCGGATCGGCAAGTGGATGCTGCTGACGTCCAACCTGGAAACGCGTTCGGTCACGTTCTCGGTGGGCCTGGACGCCTGCCGCGTGCGTCCCGGCAGTGTCATCCGCGTGGCGGATCAGCATCTGGCGGGACGGCGCATCGGCGGCCGCATCCGCGAAGGCACCGTCAGCAAGGTCACGGTGGATGCGGAGCTGGGCGTGCGCCCGGGCGACCGCCTGACCGTCAACCTGCCCAATGGCCTGTCGGAAACGCGCGTGGTGGCGACCGCGGTGGGCACCGGCCTGACGGTGGACAACGTCGCCTTCACGGTGGATTCCACCGAGCTGACGGCCGACCTGGTCGGCCTGCCCGGCACCGTGCTGCACATCACGGTGACCACGCCGTTCTCGCAGGCCCCGGAGGCCGAATGCGTCTGGACGCTGGAATCCGAAGCCCTGTCGGCGCAGACCTTCCGCGTGCTGAGCGTCAAGCGCAAGGAGGGGCTGGTGGCCGAGATATCGGCGGTCCAGCATGAGCCCGGCAAGTTCGACAACGTGGACTTCGGCACCCGGCTGGATCCCAAGCCGATCACGGTGGTGCCGCCCTCGGTGCAACCGGCGCCGGGCAACATCCGCCTGGCGTCGCGCTCGGTGATCGACCAGGGCATCGCGCGCCACGTGGGCGTCATCAGCTGGGACGCCGCGCCCTCGGCCGTGGCCTACCAGGTGCAATGGCGGCGCGACAATTCCGACTGGGTCGAGGCGGGCCGCACGGGCGCATTGACGCTGGAGCTGCCGGATATCCGGGCCGGCGCCTACGTGGCGCGGGTGCGGGCCATCAACGTGTCGGACATCTCGTCGGTGTGGGTCAATTCGACCGAAACGACCCTGGAAGGCGATATCGCGCCGCCGCCCGCGCTGGCCCTGCTGGCCGCCAAATCCCTGGTGTTCGGCATCGAGTTGCGCTGGGCCTTCCCGGAAGGCCGCTTCACCGCGCAGCGCACCGAGATCTGGTACAGCGCCTCCAACGACCGGGCCAGCGCCATCAAGCTGGGCGACTTCGCCTTCCCGCAAAGCGCGCATACGCTGATGGGCCTGTCGGCCGGCAAGCGCTTCTACTTCTGGGGCCGCATCGTCGCGCTGAACGGCGAGATCGGCGCCTGGTATCCGGCCGACCAGGGCGTGACGGGCGAATCCAGCTGGGAAGCGAGCGAGATCCTGGAGTACCTGAACGGCAAGATCAGCCGCGACGAACTGGCCAAGGATCTCGTCGGCACCATCGACGGCCTGACGACCGGCCTGGACGAAACGCGCGCGGCCATCACGGCCGAGGAAACCAAGCGGGCCGACGCGGATGGGGCGTTGTCCTCGCGCGTCGACACCGTGCTGGCGACCGCCAACGGCGCCGCCGCGGGTGTCGAGCAAGCGCGCACGGCGCTGGTCGGGCTGGACGGCAAGCTCAAGGCCACCTGGAGCGTGAAAGCCCAGGTCACGCAGGACAACAAGGTCTACGCCGCCGGCATGTCGCTGGGCGCCTACACCCAGCCCGACGGCCAGGTGCAGACCTCGGTGTATTTCCTGGCGGACCGGCTGGCCTTGCTGAACCTGGCCAACGGCGCGACGACCACGCCGTTCGTCATCGAGAACGGGCAGACCTTCATCAATGACGCGGTTATCGGCACCGGGCGGATCACCAACGCGATGATCCGCAGCCTGGACGCGGGCAAGATCGACGCGGGGTATATCAACGTGGACCGCCTGGAGGCGAATGCGTTGACGGCCAAGCTGGCGAACCTGGGTACGGCGTACATCTCGCGGGCGCATATCCGTGATGCGCAGGTCGATACGCTGTCGATCGCGGGCAACGCGGTGACGATTCCCACGTCGTGGGTGGGAAATACCGCAGGAACCGTCGTCATCAACAGCAATGTGGCGGGACCGGTCGTCGTGATTGCATACCGGTCCGGCTATGCCGGGCGCGCGTCGACTTTGCGGATCTACGTGAACGGCGCGTTGGTGGAGGCGGCGGCGGGCTCGCATACCGTCTGGCAGAGCGGCAGTGGGGAAGGTACCCAGCCCTTGGAGTACACGAGTCTGCCGTTGACCGCGGTGGCGGTGGGCAACGCCGGGGTGGGAAATACGACGATAACAGTCAACTCGTCGAGTTCAGAAAGCAATCAGGCGACGATCCGTATCGTTGCACTCATGGTGAAGAGGTGAGAAGCATGAACATGCATACCGCATCGTTCTACGATCCGACGGGTCGGATCATCGGTGTCATGCGCGGGCCGCGCGAGAGCGTGGACGCCACGGCGCAGGTCACCGGCCATCCCTTTGTCGACGGGGAGGGAAACCCGGAGTCCCAGTATGTGCGGGAAAACACCCTCGTTCCCCGGCCGGAATCACCCGCCATCCTGGCGCGGCATACCCTTTCGGCGCTCCCGATCCCTTGCACCATCAAGATCGGAGATATCGCGTACCCCTGCAACGACACCACCGCCGAGCTCGCATTCGATCAGCCGGGGACTTATCAAGTCACCGTCGAAGCCTGGCCCTATCTGAACAAGGAGTTCACCGTTGAAAATTCGCCACTATGAACCCTACGCGCCGCTGCGCGCGCGCGCCTATCCCGCCATCGGCGACCAGCTCGACGCGATCATGAAGTTCGCCGCGCACCTGCAATCCTCGGGCCAGGCCTTGCCCGAGCCGGTGGCGCAGTGGGTGGCGCAATGCCAGGGCGTCAAGCAACGCTACCCCAAACCCGCCAGCGCCAATGCCGGGGGCGGCGCGGAACTCGCGAGGAATCCGACATGACCCAATCCCTGACAACCATCCGCCTCTACGGCCGGCTGGGCACGGAGTTCGGCCGGCTGCATCGGCTGGCCGTCTCCAGCACCGCGGAAGCGGTGCGCGCCCTGTGCGCGCTGCTGCCCGGCTTTGAAACCCGCCTGCTCGACAGCGAATCCCGGGGCGTGCGCTATGCCTGCTTCATCGGCCGCCGCAACCTGGCCGAAGCGGAGCTCGGCCGTCCCGCCGGCAACGAGGACATCCGCATCGCGCCCATGCCCACCGGCGCCAAGCGGGGTGGCCTGATGCAGGTGGTGGTGGGCGTGGCGATGATCGTGGCGTCCTTCATCCCCGGCGTCAACGTGGCGCTTTGGGCGGGCGCCAGCACGTCGCTGATGACCATGGGCGTGGCCATGACCCTGGGCGGCGTGGTCCAGCTGCTGACGCCGCAGCAGCGCGCCCTGAGCGTCAAGGACGGCCCGAACAATGGCGCGTCCTACAACTTCAATGGCCCGGTCAACACCACCGCGCAGGGCAATCCGGTGCCGGTGCTGTACGGCGAGCTGTTCGTCGGCAGCGCCACCATCTCGGCGGGGATCTACTCGCAGGACCAGGTGTGA